CCGGTAAAGGTTGTTTCTGCAATTGCCGTAGCAATAGTTTCAGGTGTTTCATTCCCAGTTAGTGCTACATTAACATCATTACCGTTAAGCGTAATGGATATATTACCTGCTTCTTCAGCTCCATTTGCTATTACCAGAATATTGACTTCTTTAGTCCCTTCAGATCCGTCAGCGGTAACAATATCGACTTCTTTGCCCGGCCCGTTAAACTTTACCATCGTCCCTGCCGGAATTATGGTATTTGGAGGGAATTTATCGGGATCGATTGTCCCTCCGCCTTGATAAAGCTCACGAACACGAGACCATATGACCTTGCTCTCACCAATCTTTTGAGAACCTTGTACAATAGCATTAAATGTTCCTTTGTTCATTGTAATTTTTTTTTAAAATTAATTTTCTTTTTTAGGAAGCTTACCGCTTTTTCTAAGACTTTCTTTAAAAGCCTCCCTTTTAGCCGTTGCTTCCTCTGTACTCATATGTTGCGCCGCAGCCCTCTGTCCTCCACCGTAAGGCGTTGCACCATTACCGGTGTATTCTTTCAGCTTTTGTTCGTAGGTCTTTTTTACCTGATCCAAAAGAACGTCTTCGGTTGCTTCATCCGGTATTTTCACGAATTCGACAACATCGTTCCAGATAGCTTTATTCGCAACTTTAAGTTCTGCAGCCTTTGCCTTGACGCTATTGCGCAACGAATTGATGGCATTTGCCTTTCTTTCGTTTGCCAATGCTTGTTCAATGGCTTCAAGCCGCTTTAATAGTTCACTATCTCCTTCTTTCGGGGTCTCCGCTTCGGGAGATTGGCTATTTTTTAGCTCGTTCAATTTTGCGTCCACCTGTTTTCTAACCGTAGTTGCTGCGAAATTCGACATATTGCCCTGAAACGACTTAATAAGCTTAACGGCTTTATCGTAAAAGGCTTCATCGGGTTCGGCATCATCAGGCAGATGCAACTTCACATAGTCCGCAATGGACTGGTCTGATACGTCGGTTTGTCCGACTTTCGACTTGATTTGGGATAAGATTTTTTCTAATTCCATTTTTATAGATTTAATATAATTTCTATATTTGTTGCAAATATATGGATTAATTTTGTATTAACAAACAATAAGTGAAAAATTTTTACTATTTTTGTAAAAATAATAACTAAATGGGTATTTTTTCCGGTATATCATATAAAGGCAAACAGGTCTATTCTTACGAATATATCGATAAGTTGCGTGAGGACGATCAAAAGAAGCGTAATCCTTATAAAGTAATCGCACAAAAAGGTGGTCAGGAGAACATCTTAAAATCAAATGCGGACATTATCATAGGAGGAGGATCTCGCGGCGGTGGTAAAACTGGAGCTTTGCTTTTGGAAGGATTAAAGGATTACAACAATAAAGATTTTCGGGCTATTATCTTTCGTAGGGAAGTAGATGACTTGTCAGACATAATCGATCAATCATCCAGATGGTATTCAGATTTCGGTACATATAATCGTTCGAAGGCAGATATGACATGGAATTTCAATTCAGGATCTATATTGAAATTCAATTATTATTCCGATCCTTATGAAGATTTTAAAATACGTATGCAAGGGAAGCAATATGCATATATAGGTGTGGACGAAATAACCCATATGGAATATAATAAGTTTAAATATCTTATTACGATCAATCGTAATGCATACAGAATAAAAAACAGATTTATTGGTACATGCAATCCAGATCCCGATTCATGGGTAGCCAAGTTCATCGATTGGTGGATAGGCGAAGACGGATTACCAATCAAAGAAAGGGATGGTGTGGTAAGGTATTGTTTTATGGATGGTGATGAGGTACAAGACATATACTGGGGCGACACCAAAGAAGAAGTATATGAACAATGTAGAGACATTATAGACAAATATTGGCTTGATTCTTATTCAATCTACGGTTCACCCGCAGACTTATTCGTTAAATCCGTTACTTTTATAGAAGCCAAACTAGCAGACAATATTCAATTGTTAAGGTCTGATCCGACTTATCTTGCCAACCTGGCCGGACAGTCTGAAGAACAAAGGGCAAGGGATTTGGAAGGTAACTGGCATTTCAAGACTGTGGGAGACGATATGATCAAGATGAAAGACATGGAGAATTTCTTCGACAATCCCCAACAGTTGGGCGATGGTGTAAGAAGGGTGTCGCTTGATGCTGCTTTTGACGGCGGAGATAATCTTGTGATGATTCTTTGGGTAGGCTGGCACATTAAAGATCTTTTTGTGTGCCGTAAGAACTCCAAAGACACGGTGAATGTGGTTAAATCCAAGCTTAACGAATGGAAGGTAAATGAGGAGAATTTCACCTATGACTTGAACGGTATAGGGCAAATATTCAAGGGATATTTCAAGTCTGCCGTACCGTTTAACAATAGGGAATCGGTGGCGAATGAAGATAAAGGACTTTACGATACTTTAAAGTCGCAGGCAGCTTATTTGTTTGCGAAGAAACTTATCGATAAGGAGATTTCGATTGAGCCGCATTTACTTGAATACAGATTCAATGCGGGCAAGAATAGGAACGTTCATTTAAGACAAATATTGATGGATGAACGTAAGGCCATTAAAGCCAATACAACGGCTTGGGATAAGGGATTTTCATTAATCAAAAAGGCGGATATGAAGAAACTGGTGGGACATTCACCTGACTTTATAGAAGCCATGTTGATGAGGATGATATTTGAGATTAAAAAGAAAAAAAATACAGGTAAACCAAAGTGGGGGGTAAGATATTTAAATACCAATCACGCATATTATTAAAATGATGAAACCAAGAGACATTAAGACAAAAAAAGTTTGGAAGCGGGTATTACCGTTTGGTTATTTATCGGGAAGCAGGTTTTCCGCTGCAGAAGAACCATTTTCGGCGCCATATGATAATCTTTCATATAAAACCATATCACAGGCGGATTTTCTAAGGGAGTTTTATCCGTCAGGGCATTCTATCAACGACCCTTCGGTTTATCCCGATATTTATAAAGAAGAAATCGTGCCAGTCTATGACGATAATGGTGAACAGACAGGAACTACACGAAGGATTTATAAAGAATATGTGCCAAGATATGCTTTTGCTTTTCAACAGATTATCGCATTAAAACAAATAATCCATCTTTGCGGTAACGATATTCAGTCGGAGTTGAACATCAGTAATCCTAGTGAAGATCAAAAATTGCAAGCGCTTCAGATACGCACCGGATGGGCGTCTAAGGATATGGAGATTGCTTTTTATGAAGCCGTGAAATCGGTCAAGATTACAGGCGATGTAGCACATGTAGGATACATAAATAACGGCGTTTTTGGATATAAGACATTATCCTTTCTAAACGGAGATACGTTATATCCACATTTCGATCCGATAACCGGCGAACCACTTCTATTTGCAAGGTCATATTACGATTATGATGAAGACGGCAATAAGATAACCGAATGGCTTGAAGTATGGGACGATACTTATCTTATTAGATATAAAAAGGGTAAGGGCAGTCTTAAAAATAGGATACGTGACATATTCGGAATAGATGGATATAAGGAGGTTGATCGCAAAGAACACGGGTTCCCTTTTATCCCCGTTGCATATAAAAGAGATGATGATGGGGCATGCTGGACTCCATCACAAGATTCTATAGAAGGATATGAACTGGCATTCTCCCAGATGGCGCAGAATAACCAGGCTTACGGATTCCCCATTCTTTACCTGCAAGGTGATGGCGACACAGCAATAGGTAAGGAATTCGACATGAACGGGACAATCAAAGTGCTTGAAATGGGTAAAGAAGATAAAGCAGGGTATTTGAACGCCCCCAATGCTTCGGAGTCTTTCATGAAACAATTAGACACGCTTTATAAACTAATCTACGAACAATCCTTTACCGTTATACCTCCGGCTTTGAAATCGGGAGACCTGCCAGCCGCAGCACTTAAAATACTTTATTCTCCTGCTTATGAGAAAGCAATAACGGATGCTAATGAATTTCAGCCATTCTTAAACGATATGGTAAAGATATTTCTTTACGGATACGGGTTGGAAATGAAACGCACCATAGATTTTATGTCCTTACCGATGAAATGGTGGATCAAGCCTTATGTACACGTATCGGAAAGTGCTATGGTTCAAGACTTAGCTACATCGGTACAAAATGGATTTATCTCCCGTCAGACAGCATCGGAGAAGATTTCCATGTATTCTACTGTCAGCGAATGGGACAGGATAATCAAAGAACAAAAGGCCAAACAAGCCGCAGAATTAGAAGCGGAAATAGAACGGATGAAGGCAATGAATGATGATGATTCGCAAATAATTACGTAAAAAAAATAAGACTCGCAGCGATTGCGGGTCTTATTAATTTGTAACTTACAAAATTATCATAGATCGATATTTCTTAATTTATCTTCTAATTCTTTTATTCTTTTGCGGAGATTATCGATATTTTTTGCGATGATTGATAATTCTTCTCGGCTGAATTCTAATGCTACGGCATTTTCTTTTTCGCTATATACCATTAATTCTCCTTTCCTCTAAATTTTATTTTTCTTTCCATTGTTATTATTTTTTTGTTAATTTGAATTTTTCAACGGCTCAACTTTGACTTCTGGGAATTTCCCTGTTTCTCCAATAATTATTTGTTGTGTTACATCAGGAACAAATATCCATTCCTTTTGATACCTTTCTTCTTTGCAATCGTAAAAATTGTACAAATATCCACTTTCTACTCTCATTTTCCTGAAGTATATCGGTTCTGTTATAACTTCAATTTCGTATAATTCCATAATTGTATTTTTTTTGAATTGTTTTTTCATATTTTTATTTTAAGTGCCGTAAAACCCACAGGTCTTTAGCCTGTGGGATGTAAG